GACTGGGAGCGGGTGGTGCGCAAGACGCTGGGCATCATCGACGTGCCGCCATCCAAGCATGGTATCGGCAGGTGCCTGAATCCTCTGTGCGGCGTGGAGCTGAGTGCGGAGGTCGGCGCGGTAAATGTTGACTGTCCGGTGTGCGGCAACACTCATCGCGTGGTCGACGTGCGATTGGGGTTCCTGAAGGAGTGCATCGAATCCGGCAGGGCGTTCACGGCGGGGGAGTGCGCGGAGCTGCTGCGCGAATGCGGGTTCCAGTGCAGCGTGAACACGATCTACTCGTGGCGCAAGCGCGGCAGGATCCAACCGGCCGGCAGAAACGAGAAGGGACAGCCGCTGTACCGCCTGTCCGACGTACACGCGCGCCTCGCTCGGCATGACGTGATTTGACATTTTTCAAAGTGCAAGGCAGAATTGTCAGTGGATTAAAGGGTTCAAACCGGAAAACGGTTTGAACCCTTTTCATATCCACCGATGGATTCTCCTAACTCCTTGGGTTATATCCCGTCCTGTCCGAACGGCATATCGGACACGCTCCGCCCACTCCCGTCAGAGTGGGCATACCTCAATGTGGCAGGCAAGCCAATCCCGTGCTTCCGTGATGCGGTGATGCTCAAATCCGCCTGCCGGTATGCCTTCGTAGGAATCAGTGGTAGATCGTACCGGCCGCGAGTCTTTATTGGATTCTCTTCCTTGTGGCCGCGTGTGGACGCGGGTTCGAATCCCGCCGAAGGCACCCATGAAACAAACCCGGGGTAGGGGTATTCGCAGATGATGGGGAGCCCCTACAAGACACGGGAGTGTCCATATACGGGAGCCCCTATACCGGCATTCCAGCAAGCCAACGGCGAAGATAATCATTGATGCATCCATGACACCCCGGGGCTCATACATGTGGGGAGGCCACATGAGCAAGCGGCGTAACGAGCGTGTCAGCAACGGCTGGCGGCGCAGACAGCTCAGGGCAAGAGTGCTGGCCGCATACGACGTGTGTGCCATCTGTGGCAAGCCAGTCGACAAGACATTGAAGACACCACATCCGATGAGCGCCGAAGTCGACGAGCTCGTACCGGTCTCACGTGGCGGTGATCCATACAGCTTCACTAACTGCAGGCTCACGCACCGCAGATGCAACAGGTTCAAGAGCGACAAGACAGACGAACATGCACGAGCGCTGCTGGCTGGCAGACAGGAAGTGAAAGCAAGCTCGATGCCGTTCAAAACGTTCGGCATCTGACTCCGATACCAGGGCGGGGACCCCGGGTATGCCCCCTCCCGGTCGCCTCGGGTGCAGTGCCGATTTCTCCCCGCGGATTCAAACGTCGGAAACAGGGGAAACAACGAAAGGTCGGAAAGCGAGGATTACGCCGATGAAGTGCGAACTCTGCGGCAAGGAATTCCAGCCTTCCGGCCATGGGCGGCCTCAGAAGTACTGTTCCAAGTCCTGCCGCCAGAAAGCGGATTATCGTCGGAAAAAGAACAATCCAGCTCGGACAAGGAAAAGCAAGCCTGCTAAAGCGAAGAGAAAACCGGAACAGGAACTCGACAGACGAAACTTCGAACGCATGATGGACGGTTCCCATGAGGACACGCTCCGTGAAATCGTCGGAAGACTGCGTGAGGCTCTGCATGCTCCCTCAACACCGGCCAACGCGTTGCCGTCGATTAGCAGCAAGCTTGCAGAATTCGACGAACGGATGCGCATGGCCGAGGAATCCGGCAGTCTGTTCGACATGAACGATGACGTGACGGAGGTGGCGGAGGATGTCGGAGCGTCGATTGTCTGAAATCGCCCAACGGCTCGTGCAGCCGGAAGGCGTCACGTCGAGTGACTTCAAACTGATCAACAGCGCGGCGGTCAAGGCCGGAATCCATTACGACCTCTGGCAGAAAGGCTTTCTCTACCTGCTGTTCGCCAAACGCTCCGACGGCAAGTACGCATGCGGGTCCGGCGGCGCGGTCCTGTCCAGCTGCAGACAGATCGGCAAGACATTCACCGTCGGAACCGCGATGTTCATCCTGTGCGCCGGGCGCGCCGGAACATTGGTCATTTGGACCGCGCACCACACGCGCACCTCCGACGAGACATTCGCCGATATGTGCGACCTGACCCGCAATCCGAAACTTTCCAGATACGTGCGGAACGTGCGCCGAGCGAACGGACAGCAGGAGATCCGTTTCACCAACGGCAGCCGCATCATGTTCGGAGCCCGCGAGAACGGCTTCGGCCGAGGCCTGCACTCCGCAGACATCGAGGTGTTCGACGAAGCTCAGATCCTCACCATCAAGGCGTTGGATAACCTGATTCCGATCGTGAACACGAGCCCGAATCCGCTGATCGTGTTCATGGGTAACCCTCCGAAGCCGGGAGACCAGTGCGAAGCCTTCGAGGAGAAACGTTCGACCGCGTTGTCCGGCAATTCGGACGGCATGCTCTACGTGGAGCTCGGCGCGGACCGCGATTGCGACCTGGACGACCGGACCGCGTGGGCGAAAGCGAACCCGTCATATCCGAAACGCACCAGCGAACAGGCGATACTGCGCATGCGCAATCTCCTTGCCGAGGATTCGTTCCGTCGCGAGGCGCTTGGCATATGGGATGAGACCGCCACCGCGTACGCCATCAGCCCGGACCTGTGGCAGGCCGCGGCCATCGACGACGTGCCTGATGGGGGAACCGTGAGCTTCGGCATCGACATGCCTCCGGACAGGAGCGTGCTGACCATCGGAGCCGCGCTACGGTACGCGGACGGTTCGGCCGTCATCCAGATGGCGAACATCAAGGACGCACGGCAGGCGGGAACCATGTGGGCCGTGGACTGGCTCGCCGAACATTGGCCGAAGACCGCCAGCGTGGTCATCGACGCGCAGTCGCCCGCTATGAGCCTGCTGCCCGAACTGAAGAAGGCGCATGTGAGGGTCACGGTGACGAACATGCAGGAGATGGGCCGCGCGTGCGGACGCTTCCTCGACATGCTCAAGGCCGGAACGCTCAAGCATCCACGGGACGAATACCAGCCGCAGCTGGCCGCAGCCGTCAAGGGCGCCACCACGCGGCCTCTTGGACAGTCCGGCGCGATCGCCTGGAACAAACTCGGCAGCGATGTCGACATCACGCCGCTCGTGTCCACCACTCTCGCCCTGTATGGGGCGTTCACGACGAAACGACATCCGGGAAGACGACAGGAGGTGATGTTCTGATGGTGTTCTACATGGCCGACGGCACAACGGTAAGTGTCGCTCCGAAATTCACCGGCAGCAGCTACCTCGACACCGCAAGCGGAAACGTCGGCACCATCCTCGGCGTCGACGACGAGGACATGCCCATCATCCACGAACTGTTGCGCGTGTGGCGTGAGAAATACCCACGCAACCTGATCCGCGGAGCCTACTACGACTGCAAGGAACGATTCAAAGACTTCGGAATCTCCATCCCCGACCAGATCAAAAACAAGGTCGAGGCGATGATCGGATGGCCCGAACTGGCCGTCCGATCATTGAGCGACCTGAGCGACCTGGAAGGGTTCAGCGTATCCGGCGACGACACGATGGGCGTCAACGACCTGTTCGAGGACAACCAATTGGACGTGGCCACGTCAGAACTGATCGTATCCGCTTACAAGCACTCATGCAGCTTCCTGACCATCGCCGCAGACCCGGAGAATCCGGACCGGATCAGCATGATCCCACGCTCCGCCGACTGGTCCGCTGGAATCTGGGACCGACGCAACCACCGTCTGGCCGCGGCATTGACCATCACCGAGGACGACAAGGACGGACGAATCTGCGCGTTCAACGTGTGGCTCCCCGGCAAGGTCTACGAATGCTCCGGCCACCTGACCCCATGGCGGGCGGAGAAAAACGAAACGAACTTCGACCAGCCGACTGCCGTCGCGCTCGCCTACGACAGGCAGATGGACCGGCCATTCGGCCACAGCCGCATCAGCCGTTCGCTCATGAGCCTCGTCGACGCCGGATTCCGCACCGTGGTCCGCATGGAGGCGTCGGCCGAATTCTATTCCGTTCCGAAACTCTGGTTCATCGGAGCGAACAGGGACGCGTTCAGCAGCAACACATGGACGAGTCTCATCCAGGCGATCAACGCGATCACCGCGGACGAGAACGGAGAGCTTCCCCAACTGCATCAGGTGCAGCAGGCGTCCATGACGCCCCATTCGGACATGCTCAAGACCTTGGCCATGCTCGTCGCCTCGCAGACCCGAGTGCCGGTCGACTATCTGGGCATCACGTTGGACAATCCGACCAGCGCCGAGGCCATGGCATCCGCCGAACGACGGTTGACGCGCATCGCCGACAAGCAGAACGTGGCCTTCGGACGGGAACTCAAACGGGCCATGGGCATCGCCGTGGCATTGCGCGAAGGCGCGAACACGATACCCGACTCCATGCGCGACGTGCATCCGGTATGGGCGCCCACAAGGGAAATCTCCGACGCGGCGCGCGCCGACGCGTTCACGAAGATCGCCGACAAGATCACCGGCTACGCCGACTCCGATGTCGGACTCGAACGTCTCGGCCTGACCCGCGAGGAAATCACCCGCCTACGCGCCGACCAGCAACGGCAGAAATCGGAACAACGCATCGACCAGCTCATGGACAGAAGCGCGGCGTCCTCGGAGGTGACGGATGGATCTGAACAATCTGGATCTGCCGGAACCGGCGAAAGCGCAGCTTCGTCAGAAACTGGAGAAACTGCATAGGGATTACGAGACTGATCTTGAGAATCTGACAGACGACGCCACCGACGCGATGGAATCCGCGAAACCGTTGGAACGACAAGACATAGTGCTCAGGTACACCCGCGATGCGTCCGAACGATCACGCAGGTACTACACTGACACCAGGAACCTGTGGCAGAAATACGCCGGCATCAAAATGCCGCCCTACGTCTCATCTACTTGCGACGAATATGAAGTGCTATACCGTCAGGTAGGCGGTTTCACTGGAACCGATTGGAATGGGCATAACTACACTAATTTGAAGCATGGCAACGCCAACGGGCTGACTGTTGAAGACCTTTGGCCCGACCTGAAGACGGTGGACGACTGGCAGCAGTTCATTGCCGACATGATGAGCAGGTCTGTACGATTGACCACGCAGAACAACCGCGACGCCGACGAGACGCATCCTGGATGGGCACGCGTCCCACGAGGCTCCAATCCTTGTGCATTTTGCGTGATGCTCGCCAGCCGAGGATTCGCATACACCAGTGAGGAAAGCGCGGACTTCGGCGGCTCTTTCCATAACGGCAAATGCCGTTGCATTCCCGTGTGCAGCTGGGGCAAGGACAAGATCTTCGGCTATGACCAAGCGAAGTATAAAGCCATGTACGATCAGGCCGTGCAAGCCATCAACGGCAACGCATTGGGAAAGAATTGGAAGTCCTCCGCCGAGGAAGCCGGAATCAAGTTGGATTCGGCCGACGTGAATGCCGTCACATTCGTTATGCGTCATAAGTTCCCTAAGCAATTGAGCGACGGGATCATGCCGAAGAAACGTGCGTCTTTCAAAGTCGAACATGATTTCACCGGCATGCGCGACGAGAAATCATTAAGCAAGAAAGGATGGGATGGAAGGCAGAAGGCGCTTGGCGTCCCAGTAGACGCAGACGTCCTTGAGATGCATGAAATCGTGTTCCTGGAACATTTCAAGTCACTCGGACAGCATTACGAATGGATTCCACGCGATACTTTGGGGCACAAATCGACGAATGACTTGAAATGGATTGAGCAAGACCTTGAGTGCGAGGTTAAGTCATCTCGGCAAAAACGCCCAGACTACGGATCCATTTCGAAGAACATCTCAAAAGCGGTATCCAAAGCCGAGCAGCATGGTGTCGTGAAGGATGCATTCATTGTGGATCTCACTGGATACTCGGCTCCGGAGAAACTGGTGACGCAACTTTCCCGCTATAACGCGCTGCATAAGAAAAACAAGATCAGACGTTTGTTCCTATTGGACAACAACGGGATGAGAGAAATCGAGCTGCAATAAAAACCCGGAGGCACTCCCGCACGAATAGGCTATTATTTCAAGTCTGCACGGGACCTCCGGTACTTCTATTTTACCAAAAACCATTGATTTCGGTGGATTGCCAGAGCAGACGAATGGACCCGACTGTAACTCGGGCGCTTCACAGCCGCGCAGGTGCGAATCCTGCATCCACCACTCGGCCAGCCATTCAGGTTGGCGGCGACCATGCGCCGTATCGCGTGGGAGGACCATACAGCGCACCGTGGCGCGGTCGAACTCGAATCCACGGGAAACAGCAAAGGAGAGCAGCATGTCCATCAGATTCCGATTCCCGGCACACATCCGTCTCATCGACGGCGGTGGCGACGAGGGCGGTTCCAATGACGGTGGCGACGGCGGTGAGCCGAGGTCGTTCACCCAGGAACAGGTCGACCAGATCGTCGAGAAGCGACTGGCCAAGGAGCGCGGCAAGTACAAGGACTACGACGAGCTCAAGTCCAAGGCCATGAAACTCGACGAGATGGAGAACGCCGGAAAGAGCGAAATCGACAAACTCAAGGAATCGAACGCGGCGCTGCGCAAGCAGATCGACGACGCCGCGGCCGAGAAGCAGCACGCGGAATGGGTGTCCGAAGTCGCCAAAGACAAGGACGTTCCGGCCGAACTGCTGCGCGGCGGAACCAAGGAGGAACTCGAGGCGCATGCGGACCTCCTGCACGCGGCGCTGCATCCGGCATCCAAGCCGCCTCAGGTGAGGAACCAGACGGGCTCTCCATCGCACCAGAACAACAACAAGGACGCCGAAGAGCTCTCGTACATCCACCAGCTCCTAGGCGAATAACCCAACCATCCGAAAGGACAAGTCATCATGGCGATGAAAACAGACCAGATCAAGCTCCCCGTGAGCGTGGCCACCGAAATCGTGAACAAGGCCAAGGACACCAGCACCATCGCGTCCCTGAGCCCCAGCACGCCACAGATCTTCTCCGACGCCGACTACCTCGTGTTCAACGGCAAGAGCGAAGCCGAGGTAGTGGCCGAAGGCGCGGTCAAGAGCAGCTACGAGCAGACCGTGGACTCCGTCGTGGCGAAGCGCTTCAAGGTGCAGACCACCACCCGCGTCACCAGCGAACTCCAGTGGGCCGACGAGGACAACCAGCTGCAGATCATCCGCAGCATCCAGGCCGATCAGGCAGCCGCACTGGGCCGCGCCCTCGACTACGTGATCTACCATGCGATCAACCCCAAGACCGGTGAGGCGCTCTCCGGATTCGACCCATTGAGCACGTCCGCCGTGCAGGTGATCGCCACCGAGGATGAGATCGGCAACGTGGACGCTTTGGCCGACGCGCTGAACGACTCCTACGACATCAACGGTGTCGCCCTGTCCAAGACCTGGGCGTCCCGCCTGCGCAAGCTGCGCGTCCCCTCCACCGGCATGCGCTTCTATCCGGAGATCCCGCTGAACCTGCAGGCCGGCAGCCTGGACGGCATCACCGCCGCGACCTCCGGCACCGTCAACGGACGACTGGCCACGACCCCGACGAAGGTGCTCGCGTTCATGGGCGACTTCTCGTTGATCAAGTGGGGCATGGTGCGTGATCTGACCAGCGAGATCATCGCCTACGGCGACCCGGACCAGACCGGCGTGGACCTGAAGGCCCACAACCAGATCGCATACCGCACCGAGGCGATGTACGCGTTCGCGATCATCGACCCGAACGCGTTCGCCGTACTCAAGGCCACGGAATGAGGTGAACGATGAGTTTCCCCATCCAGACCCTTGTGGTCAATCCGTCAGGTAAGAAGAAGCATACGATCGGACCGTTGGACGCGCAGGTGAGCCTTGTCAACAAGGATGGCACGGACTTCTCCGCCGGATCCAGCGCCTACGAGCTGCCGGCGGCCGGCGAGGACACCCTCGGCGGCATTAAGCAGTACGCGCCCGAGCAAGCGATCGGCAACGTCGACAGCAACATCGCCGAGGCCGCGGCGGACACTCCGACCAAGGACGAATTCGACAAACTCGTCACCGCGTTCAACACGTTGGCGAAACAGTTCGACGACATCATCGCCGGCCTCGTATCCGCCGGGGCGGTCAAACTGCCGGACAAGAAGTGACCATGACGGACGAACCCGACATGTTCGCCACCTCCGACGATCTCGAACGGAGATGGCACAAGCTCACCGACGAGGAACGCGAGAAAGCCGACACGCATCTCGCGGACGTGACCGACTACATCAAGGAACGCTCCCCGAACTGGCGGCGGCTCCTCGACGAACGGCCACGACTGTTGACGAAGATCACCTGCGACATCGTCCGCAGGATCATGCAGGCCGACCCGTACGACATTCCCGGCGGCATCACGCAGATGAACCAGACCACCGGCAGCTTCAGCGAACAATACAGTTTCGGAGCGCCCACCGGCGACCTCTGGCTGCGCGACGACGAGAAACGCATCCTCGGCATCAACGCGCAACGCGCGTTCAGCGTCGACATGGCAACGGGGGAGACGTCCTAGTGGAAACCATCGAAATCTGGCGCGGCCAGCCCACCACCGACACGGACGGCAACCCCATCCAGGGCAAACCCGTCCGCGTCGGCACGTTCCAGGCGATGGTCGCGCCAACCTCTACCACCGACCAGACCGAGGAGAACGCCAGCCCGCAGACCATCGAATACACGATCCACATCCGCGGTAGCCAACCATCCGGCATCCAAGCCACCGACCTGATCAAAGTCAGAGGCATCCTCCTGCCCGTCAAAGGAAAACCGCAAGTGTGGAACAACCTCCACGGACGCCACATCGGCGACGTCATCACCGTGGGCGAACGGGAAGGATAACCCATGGCCAAACGATGCAGATTCGTGTTCAACCGAAAGGCATTCAGCCAGCAGGTGCTGAAGAACGAGACCCTGCGGGGCCGCATGCGCGACGCCGCCAACGAGGCCGTCACCGACAGCCGGTGCATGGTTCGCGACCATAACGGCGCGAACCGAAACGGCGTGGCCATCCTCTGCCCCGCACCCGTGGAGAAGGCGCACGGCACATTGGAGGACACGCTCGGAAGGATGCGCGTATGAGCATCCCCATCACCCCACGGCGCACGGAGCCGCTGCTCCTGCCCAGGCTGCGGGAGCTGTTCCCGGGCGTTGCGTTCGACACGATCGAACGCAACGACCTCGAACCGCCCTATACGGAAGCCACATTGGCCGACTCCATGCAGGGCATGAGCACTCCTATCTCTCAGTACGTGCGGCTGCGGCTGAGCGTGCGCTGCATGAGAGAGGATCATACGGGCGACTGGGACAAGGCCGCCCGCCTGTGGGCGGCAATCGCAAGGGAGATCATCAGGCTCGGAACCGTCGCGCCGCTCATCAGCGCGTCACTGGAATCCGGGCCGGTACGCATGACCGACGAGGACAAGAGACTGGTGTGCGCGTACGGCGTGCTCCTGCTCGAGGTATCCGTCGCCTGAACTGAAAACACAAGAAAAGACAAGCAAAGACGTGCCGCCACACGTAGAACGGAAGCGAGGTGCAGACAGGAATGTCTGACAGCAACGAAGAACCCACCGCCGTCGAACAGACGGCATCCGAAACCAGCCTGCAGGACGGGCTCGGATCGACCGACTATGGGTACGTGTCCAACGGCAATACCGCCGGCAACGTGCGTCTGATCAAGAACTACGCGCTGTTCCTGTTCCCCAAGGGCGACAGCACTTTCGTCGCGCCGACCGGCGTGAACTGGACGCCGCCGTCCAACAAGAAGCCGATCGGATACAGCACCGAGGACGGCGCCGTCCTGCATCCGGAGCCGGGCGACAGCACCGACTACAAGGCGCACAACGGCGACATCGTCCTGTCCGACACGGACCCGGGCTACTGGACGCTCCAGCTCGCCGCGATGGAAGGCCGCAAGGACGTGGTATCCGCCTACTTCGACGTGGACGTGGAATCCGACGGCGGCATCAGCATCAAGGGCGCCGGCGTGAAGAAGGAATGGATCCTCGTCCTGGTCGCGCTCGACCAGCAGGACCGCCCCTTCCTCCTGTACGGCACCAACGCGAAGGTGTCCGACCGCGACGACGTGAGCCTGAAATCCAGCGAGATCATGAACTTCAGCATGACGTTCAAGATGCTCAAGGGCACTAACGGCGAACAGTTCCACGCATGGGGCCTCGTCACCGAAGACGCCAAGTAGCCCATTGATTCTTCCCGTGCGGCCGATGGCGGTCGGCCGCACGGGACCATTACCCATAACCGCCGATAACCATGAAACGGAGACGAAATGAGCGACAACACCTACCATGTCGTGGACGTGGACCTTACCGACGCGGAGGAGCTCAAGCCCGACGTGCACCTCGAGGTCGCCGGAGCGAAACTCGACCTGCCGAACCTCAACAACGCGGAACTGCCCATCGAACTCGTGCAGGCCATCCTCCTGGTCAAGAGCAGGCCGACGCTCTCCGACGAGGAGACCAGCGCGTGCATGGCCGCGTTCCTCGCATACTTCGAGAACGCGCAGCCGAACTTCTGGACCGCGCTACGTAAGACCAAACGCCCGATGGCCTACCTCATCGCCACGGTGAAGGCGTGGGCCGACGAATCCGGACTGGACCCAAAAGCGTTTACCTCGCCCACCTCTGGAACAACCACCGCGCGGCGCTAGCCTACGACTGGATCCGAGCGTACGGGCAGATCTACAGGCCCGTACGCTTCCGGGAATGGGTTGAAGGCCAACGTCCACGAGTCGATTGGGGACTCGCCTGGGCGTTGACCCGCGAAATCCTCAAAGACCATACGAGCCACTCGTGGATGGCGTTGCAGAACGCCGTCTACGCGCCCGACGGAGCCGAACAGGCGGTCTGGACGCTGTCCGGACAACGCAAACGCCCATGGTTCGACCACGAGCACGACCCGCTCCGCCCGCCAACCCCGACGCACAACCTCACCCGCCGTCAACGCGAGGACAGGGAACGGCTCAAAGCCTACTTCCACATCAACGACGACCTCTGACTCCGACCGCCATCGGAATCCCAACCTACGAATAAGGAAACACGATGGCAGCACAGGACATAGGCGTCGCATACGTCCACGTCGAACCATCCGGCAAAGGATTCGGCAAAAGCATCGAAGGCGACATCGGCGACGCCGTCAACAAAGCCTCCAAGAAAAGCTCCAACACCCTCATCTCGAAAATCGGCGGAGCATTCGGCAAAATCGGCAAGGTCGGCACAGGCGCGATCGTCACCCTCGCCGGCGGCATCACCGCATTGGCCGCCAAAGGCGGCTTCACCCGCGCCCTCAACATCGAGAACGCGCAAGCCAAACTCAAAGGCCTCGGCCACGACAGCGCCAGCGTCACCGAAATCATGAACGACGCGCTCGCCTCCGTCAAAGGCACCGCGTTCGGACTGGGCGACGCCGCGACCGTGGCGGCCAGCCTGTCCGCCTCCGGCATCAAGGAAGGCGACCAGCTCACCAAGGTCCTCAAGACCGTGGCCGACACCGCGCAGATCAGCGGCAGAAGCCTCACCGACATCGGCATGATCTTCGGATCGGTCGCCGCGCGAGGAAAACTCCAGGGCGACGACATGCTCCAGCTCATGTCGAGCGGCATCCCTGTGCTTCAGATGCTCGGCAAGCATCTGAACAAGACCAGCGCCGAAGTGTCCGACATGGTCTCGGACGGCAAGATCGACTTCCAGACCTTCGCCGACGCCATGCAGGAAGGATTGGGCGGCGCCGCCCAGAGCGCCGGCACCACGTTCGCCGGCGCCCTGGCCAACGTGAAGGCCGCGTTGAGCCGACTCGGCGAGACCGCGGCCACGCCGGTCCTCAACGGCCTGCGAGGCCTGTTCAACCAGGCCATACCGCTCATCGACTCGTTCACCGCCGCCGTGAAACCGACGCTGGAGAAAGTCGGCGCCGGATTGCAGAAGGGATTGGAGCAGGCAATCCCCACAGCGCAGGCGAAGCTCGCCTCATTCTCCACGTTCGTCCGGAACCTGCCGGGGATCCAGATGCTCATGGCATCGGTCACGAGCCTCAGGGCGCAGCTGTCAGGCCTGGCTGCCGCGATGGTCTCGCTGACCTCCAAACTGAACCTCGGCGGCGAGGCCTCCTCGAGATTCGGCGGCATCGTCTCCGCGCTCGGGAATCTGCTCGCATCGGCCGCGCAGTCCCTGGCCAACGCCGCGGGATGGGCGAAGACGTTCGTCAACACGTTCATCGAGACAGGTGCTCTCCAGCCCTTCCTGCATGCGCTGGCGAACCTCGCCACCGGACTTGCATCGGTGGCCACGGCGCTCGTCTCGGCCGCATCGCAGGCGCTCGGCTTCGACAACTCCGGGCAGACGGCGGGATTGGCGGCACAGCGGTTCGCGGCGGTCCTCGACACGCTCACCGGCGCGCTCATGACCGTGGGCGGCTGGCTGCAGTCGGTCGGGCAGTGGGCGCAGCAGAACGGCGCGCTGGTGTCCGGCGCGTTGAAGGCCATCGCCGTCGCATTGCTCGCCGTCAAGGGCTGGGACATCGTCTCGGCCGGGCTGAAAACGGTTTCCGGCGGACTGAAGGCCATCTCCGCGACCGCCTCCGGCGTGGAGAAGACCGCCACGGCCGCATTCGATCTGATCGGCAAATTATCCGACGTGGGAAGCGCGGCGGGCGGCCTGAAGCAACTCGCCAGCTCGTTCAATATCGTCAAGGCCGCCCAATCGGCGTGGAGCTCGGTGACCAAGGCTGCTACCGCCGTGCAATTGGCATTCAGCGCTGCCTTGGATGCGAATCCGATCGGCATGCTTGTCGTGGCCATCGGCGCGGTCGTGGCCGCGCTGACATGGTTCTTCACCCAAACCGAAACGGGCAAACGACTCTGGAACAGCTTCGCCACATGGTTCATGGGAATCTGGAACCAGATCAGCACCGCATGCCAGCCAATCCTGCAAGCCATCGCCATATTCATCACCCAGACCATGAGCCAAATCCAGCAAATCTGGCAAACCGGATGGACACTCATCACCACCGTCCTCCAAAACGTCTGGAACGCAATCGGCCCCATCATCATGACCGCGCTCACCGCGATCATCACCGGCATCCAAACATTCATCACCACCATCACACCACTCCTGCAAGCCGGAATACAGAACATCCAAACCATCTTCCAAACCGCCGCCACCATCATCAGCACGGTCTGGAACGGACTCTGGAACACCATATCCACCGTCGTACAAGGCGCATGGACCATCATCGCCACAGTCATCAGCACCGCACTCGCCGTCATCCAAGGCATCATCCAACTGGCGCTCGCGGTCGTCAACGGGAACTGGAGCGCCGCGTGGTCGGCCATCCAGGGCATCGTGTCGGCAGTGTGGGGCGGCATCCAAGGCGTCGTCTCCGCCGGCATCGGCATGGTCAGCGGAGTGGTATCCGCCGCATGCTCGACAATCCGGAGCGTGTGGGCCGCGTTGTGGAATGGCGTCGGAAGCATTGTGTCGAGCGTCTGGGGCGGCATCGTCGGCACCGTAAGCAACATGGTTGGCCGTGTCGGGAGCGTCGTGAGCGGGATCGGCGGAACCGTCCGGAGCGCGGTGTCCGGCGCGGGAAGCTGGCTCGTCAGCGCGGGACGCAACATCATCCAGGGATTGATCAACGGCATCACAGGAATGGTCGGCTCGTTGTATTCCAGCATCACCAACGCGTTGTCGGGCTTGGTGGACAAGGCCAAGAACGCTTTGGGCATCCATTCCCCGTCGCGTGTGTTCCGCGACGAGGTCGGCGTGATGGTCGGACGTGGCATGGCATTGGGCATCGACGATTCCGCGCATGTGGTCAGCCGTTCCATGGATTCGCTCGTCTCCACGATGAGCCTCTCCGACGCGGACTGGTCGAAGACCGGCAGGCTGAACGTCACGGCCGGCACCGGCGCCAATGCCGGCGACGGCGATCTGCGGGAACTCATCACGGCCGTCGAATCGTTGCACGACGACCTCGGATCGATCATCGCCAGGTACACGCCGACGATAGGGGACCGCGACTTCGCAAGGAAGGTGAGAAGTGCAATCGCTTGAATACGTGTGCGCGGCCACAGGTGAGCGCATCGGCTTCGAGGGGCCGCTGTACGGCGAGACGCTCACGGGACTGCGCGCCCGCGTCTGGGACTACAGCCTCGCCTCACGTGGCATGACGGGCATCACCCGCAAGGCACGCGAGGCGACAGTCACCGTGAAGATCCACGATTCTCCAGCCACGCTCGACCTACTGCGCCGCCTCGCGGACGCCGACATGGCATCCGGGAACCCGGGCACGCTCGTGGCCGACGGCGAATGGGAAGCCAAAGCGTGGATCACGAAAAGCGAACCGCAATCCATCACGCCCACGATGGTCGAGACGCAGTTGACCATCGTGCTGGCCGATGGCGTGTGGCGCCGTCCGACCATGACGCATTTCACGCCGCGATACGATTCCGGAACCGCCGACCTTGACTATCCATATGATTATCCGCATGATTTCGCCGGCATGGCATTGGGTGCCGAGATCGTCAACGACACGTCCATCCCGCAGCCGGTCAAGCTCACGATATTCGGACCATGCGCGCAACCGTACGTCATCATCGGAAACAACCGGTACGAGGTCGACGTGACCGTGCCATCCGGCTCGCGTCTGGAAATCGACGGCACCGGCGATGTCAGGACCGTCACCATGGTCAGCGGCACAGGTCTCGCCACAAACTGCTTCGCGCAGGCCGTGCGAGGGTCGGGCAAGGATTCCGGCCGGTACGTGTTCCAACCGCTCGCGCCCGGAACACAGCCGATCAGCTGGCCGGGAGGATTCCAATTCGACTTGACGGTCTGCGAGGAAAGGAGCGAACCGCCATGGACCTGATCGTCACCGACGCCACAGGCAAACCCGTGGCGAGCCACGCCTCATACACGCTCGACCTCGCGTTCGGTAGCGGGGAGAACGACTTCGACCTGCAGGTCGAAGACGCCGCGCTCAAGGCGGGGAGCCGCATCATGATCGACGGCACCGAGTACGGCGGCATCATCGACGACACGGATGTCGACGTGGACGGAGGCCTGTCCACCGTCACATGGCATGGCCGCGACTGGCATGGAGTACTCGCCTCGAAGATCATCGAACCGGACAGGAACAACGATTACCTCACCCTGTCCGGCACGATTCCCGTCATCATGCGCACACTCGTCAGCCGTGCGGGATTGCAAGGCCTGTTCACCGTCACCGACGAAAGCGCCGACCACAAGACCACCTGCCAGTTCGACCGGTACGTGGACCTGTACAGCGGTCTGGTCAAGATGCTCAGGGCAAGCGGACTCAAACTCCGGTTGCGTAATGACGGCGACAAGGTATCCATGAGCGCCATGCCCGTCCGCACGATCGGCGACAGCATCGACTCGGACCTCATCGACTTCACCGCCAAACAGGCGGCGCACCCGATCAACCATCTCATCTGCCTGGGCAAGGGCGAACTCAAGGACCGTACCGTCATCCACTGGTACGCCGACGCGAACGGCACGTTCAGCCACACGCAGACCCTCAAAGGCCTTGACGAACGCACCGCCACATACGAGTTGTCCAACGCCGAAGCCGACGAGCTCGAGGACAAGGGCAGGCAGAAATTCCAGGAGCTTCGGAACACCAGCACCATCGACGTGGACATTCCCGACGGCATCGACGCGGACGTTGGCGACCTGGTCACGGGTCGTGACAACAACACGGGCCTCGTCGTCACTGCCGAGATCTCCAAGAAGATCGTCAAGGTTTCGGGAGGCGTGCTCACCGTCACCTACGAATCCGGAGGCGCCAGCGCCGGCGGCAACAGCGGAGAATCCTCCATCGGGGATGGTGGCCACGCCTACTACGCTGGAGCCGGCCTCAAACTCGACGCCTGGACGTTCAGCGCCGACGTGACCAGAAACGACATCGACTCGCTCAACAACGCATTGTCGGGTAAACAGCCGAAAGGCGACTACATCACCGGCCTGAAAATCGGTTCGGTGGACACGCTCGCCCCCGGTGCACAGGCAAGCGCGTCGCTCACGGGCGCCGGCAGCGACAAAACCTTGAATTTGGGGCTTCCGAAAGGCGACCAGGGTCCGCAAGGGGAGAAGGGCGACAAGGGCGACACAGGACCACAGGGGGCCACCGGAGCGACCGGACCCACCGGTCCTCGGGGAGAGAAAGGAGCGACCGGGGAGCGAGGGCCGCAAGGCGTCGCCGGTCCCGAAGGCCCGCAGGGACTGCAGGGGATACGCGGCGAGAAAGGCGATAAGGGTGATGCCGGCGCGATCGGCGCGGCGGGACCGCAAGGCCCGACGGGTTCCACAGGTCCGCAGGGTCCCACGGGTCCACAGGGAGCGACCGGCCCCCAGGGCAGACAAGGCATCCAAGGTTCCCAAGGCATCCAGGGCCCGCAAGGGGAGAAGGGTGACAAGGGCGACAGCGGCGTATCCGCCCCCTCGAACGGCTTCTTCACGCTCAGCATGGAAGGCGACGGCGACCTGTACGTGAACTATCCGGACAACACGAACCCACCCTCGTTCGTCTGGGACTCCGAGAGCGGGAACCTGTACGTGGACATCCCGGAAAGGTGACACATGGCGCGACTATTGATCGGCAACATCAAAGGCCCCAAAGGCGACAAGGGCGATACCGGGGCCACCGGCCCGCAAGGCAAGCAAGGAGCGCAGGGCGTTCAGGGAGCTAAAGGCGACGTCGGCCTTCCGGCGCTCGTGATGAAGAAATCCCTCGTCGGCGAATATCCGGTGGGATCCACTTTCACGGGGAACGTGAGCGAATGGTTGAACCGAACACCACTCGCCAACGAATATTCGACCGCATTGTCAGGTGGCGGAAAATACAGCATCGTCTGGCAGTGCGTTTCACAGTCCGGCAGCCTATTCACGGGAAAGACGATTTCCCGTCAATCCATCATCGGAACGCAAGGCCCTGCCGGACCGCAAGGTCCAAAAGGTGACGTCGGCCCACAAGGCGTGAAGGGCGATACCGGCGAGACCGGGCCTAAAGGAGCCACTGGAGCTGCCGGCCCTACCGGCCCGCAAGGTCCTGAAGGGCTGAAAGGTGACAAGGGTGATAAAGGCGATGTCGGACCCGCCGGAGAAGGAGGCCCTACCGGCCCGCAAGGTCCGAAAGGCGACACCGGCCCTGCCGGACCTACCGGAGCAACAGGCCCCACCGGGCCGCAAGGCAAGCAGGGAATACAAGGTGCGCAGGGACTGCAGGGCCCACAGGGACCGACAGGACCGCAGGGTGCCAGCGGCGTGACGGCGCCAACTTCCGGATTCTTCACACTGCAGGTCGACCCGAACGGAGACCTGTACGCCGTGTACGCGGATACGACCACCGCGTCGGCGGCTCCCGTCTCCTACGATCCGGCGACGGGCGACCTGTACTACATGATCAATGACGGAAAGTAAGGAGCGCATATGACGAAGATTCTGCTCGGCAACGTCAAAGGCCCCAAAGGCGACACCGGACCGCAAGGCAAGCAGGGAGTGCAAGGACCGCAGGGCCCTGCCGGCGCCACTGGCGCGACCGGGGCCACCGGAGCGAAAGGAGAGGCCGGCCAACGCGGCGAGACCGGGTTGCCTGCCTTGATCATCACACGCATACTATCCGGATACTGGAAGTCCGCATGCTCGGATTTTGACTGGCGGGCACTCAGTTTCAACCGTGCCCCGGTCGTAGGCGAATACTTCTTCGCCATGACCAATGGCGGCAAGAACCTGATGTACGCGCAGATCACAGCCACCGGGAAAAACGTGACGTTCAAACCGGTTTCCAACACAAGCCTCGTCGGACCGAAGGGCGACAAGGGCGAGACGGGCATGAGCGCAAGCCAGGCGTTCATCGCCGCCCACCCGGTCGGCTCCCTCTACTGGACCACCGCCACAACAAATCCGGGAACCACCTACGGCGGCACTTGGAAGGAATGCAACACCATCCTTCCAGGACACATCTACCAGCGCACAGCCTGAAAGAGAAAGGAACATCAATGGCACGAACCACGAACATCACCAGATACACCTGCGACCGATGCCACGCCTCCGCATACCTCGCCGACGGTGACCCACGCACCTCCAGCGACTGGCACGACATCACACACACCACCGTCGACGGAGTCGCACAGGGCGCGCTCGTCTGTACCGCATGCTGGCAGACGTTCAAAGCGCTGGCAGCCACGCAGGACGCCGCCTACGCCGCATACCTCAACAACACAACAGATAGGAAGGAATGACCATGACCATGAATCTCATCACCGGCAAGGCCGGCGCTCCGCACATCACATCCAGCGACCAAGGAGCCATGCAGGCCGGACTGGTCGGAAACGGCAACTACCTGCTGCAAGGCAGCGACGGCAAATTCCCCGCCGTGACCATGCAGTCAGCAAACAAAGCGCTCATCCCGGTCCTCAACCTTGTGATCGAAGGACGATACGCACGCGTCACCGCGGCGGAAACCGTCACCATCGAAAGCGGAGTCACAGGACGGAACCGCAACGACCTAATCTGCGTGAAATACACGCGAGACTCGAACAACATCGAAACGATCGCGCTCGCGGTGCTGAAGGGCACCGCCACCAGTGGCACGGCGGCTGACCCCACGGTACCGTCGGGTAGTATCCTGAACAATTCCGGCACCGTATGGATTCCGATCGCCCGCATTCCAATCAGTGGCATCACCGCTGGAACTCCTGTCATGCTTGTCAAGCAGTTGCCTCCGATGAGCCAACTGTGGGATTCCGTAACCCAGCCATGGAAACCTCCATACACGAACAGCAGACTCACTCTATGTCGCGTCGGACGCATCGTCACGATCAACGGCAACGTCAAGTTCGACGGCAGTGGACAGCAGAACTACTCGACGGCGAATGAGACCATCCCAGAAGCGTTCCGTCCGCTCGCCGACCAGAGCATCATATCGTTCCCGTCCTGCGGTTTCAGCCTGCTTGTCATGCGTGATGGGAAGGTGCAGATGCTTGGCGACCCGAAATCCGCTTACTCCACGGCGCACGGCTGTTGGATGGCACTGCAATAGCTTTCCGTA